AGACCCTATATTTGATAATAATTCACAAAATATAATTTTTCGATCTTCCTCTTTTGTTCTATCCCAAATTTTATTTGGAAATTTGTCTTTTAACAAATATATTACAACAGTAGCACAGTTTTGATAAGCCATATAAATAAATTACAAAATGTATTTATATTACTATTATTTAATTTATATTATTGTGTATAAAAGGAGGGGTCGTAGCGAAGCAAAGGGTCTGCTTTACTTCGTTAAAGCGATGACATTGGTTCCCTACCTTCCGGTCCAAACCTTAACAAATTTTTCACATGCTTTTTTATTTCTAAAATCCTGCAAATATTGATTGAAATCATATTGAAATGGTTTATGATGATGATGTATGTTACCAAAAAGTGAATGAATATTTTTGAGATTAGGATATTCTTGAAAAAAAAGCAATCCTATTATTCTTTCTAATCCACATCTATCCTTTTTAGATTGAATGCAATTTATTAAATTACTTAATTTATATTTATTTTCTATTTTTTTCAAAAAATTTATGTTAACATAAGCCAATGCTCCAAAGCATAGGTCAAACTTATCATCTGTTGGCATTCCCAATATATTTATTCCTGGTCCTTGTAGTTTTTGTTTAAGATAAACATTATTTTTTAAATGATTGCTAATTCTTAATAAATTATCTAAATATTCTTGATCATATGTATGATGCCATAAAGGCATTACTGGAAATTTAAAATTTTCAAAAGGTATTCTTTTATGAATAAAAACACTGTCATGTAAAATAATTGCATTGTCAAACCATTGATGTCTTAAAAAATATACATACGGCAATAGCTCACCGCGTTTAGGATATTCTGATTGAATAATTTCAGTATTTTTATAATCATGATCAGCTTTTACAAAATCATAATTACTATTATCATCTATAATAATAATTTTTCTAAAAGGGTAATGTGTTCTTATTAGTTTTACACATTGATTCCAATATTTATTTGTTAGTTCAGAATTAACATGTCTTGTAATAATAAATCCGTATGTCATATAATAAATAAATATATAATTTATTATATTACAAAAAAAATATACCAAATAAATAATTCAAATCTAATAATATGAAGGAAGCTCGTCTATATTCATTACAATTTCTCCCTTTGATACACCATTTTTTAAAATAGCAAATTTACTAAACTCAGGTCGATCTAATTGTGTAGTCGGGCTATGATTGTGAACGCAACGAGCAATCATTTTATATAATTTAAAGTCAGGATATCGTTCTGCACCGCTATTTTTATAAAGAACATTGATACCATTATCATCTGTGCACCATTCAACAATTAGTTTCACAATGGGATCACAAGTGTTTATATTTTTTATGCTATCCATATCATCTATAATGTAATCAAAAATAGAGCAAGCTAGTCGGCACAAATCAAAACTAAAATTGGGTTCTAAACGCGGCTTTTTATCATTAAAATAAGGCTCCGTATTATATTGTGTTACCGCATCACCTCCTGTTTGAAAGCTGTCGCTGCAGAATATTTTATTATCAAATTTATAAATGGCTCGCCCAAAATCAATGATTTTAAATATTTTACCAAAAGTTGGAACCTTGTAATACTTCTTTTTATATAAATAATACAAATACTTTTTGTTAGTTGGAATATACATAATATTATTTGTATGCAGATCATTATGAGTGAATGAAAATAATTTCTGATATGTAATCAGTATCATTATTATTTGCATTAGTAAAGACATCCACTCGTCTTGAGATAAATCTGTATTAATAATTAATTCATCTAATGTGCTTTCACAATTCTCCATGCAAATAAGTTGCACAGGAAATTTTTGAAGAGTTAAAAATAATTTTTCTTCTTCTAGATCAGATTCATAAGAACTTTCTGAATCAAATGATTTAGAACCTGAGTCTGAATCGTAACTTTCTGATCCGCTAGATTTAGAAGCTGACTTGGAACAATCTAAATCCTCTACTTCGTTTAGATCTTCTATATTGTTTTTAAGATCGGTTTCAGAATCGTTATCATTTTCATTTGTATGTGATGTTCTAGATGAACATGATGATCCTGATTTGAGACTAGCTGATTTTTTTTGATCAGTAATATCAATCGAATTTGTAATATCAACAAGATCAATATTTAATATTTTTACATCATCTAATGTCAATTGGTTATGATTATTTGTATTTGTATTAGTTTCAAATATATTTTCAAACATAGAATCATCAATTGATTTCACTGATAAGTTCGATTTTTGTGAAATATTCATAATATTTAATGGCTTTAAACTAACATTTTCATTTAAAGCATTCGTCATTAAATGTGAATAGTCTTCTACCGTAAACAGTGTATTCTTTTGCTTGTTAAAAAACTCAGACTGAACTAAATAATCAATATCATCTATCACATTAATTTTATAATTGTTTTTAACAGCTAAAAAAGAGCCATAATAATCAAGTCCATGAACAAAATTGTGCTTGTGAAGAACTTGACTAGTTAAGAATGAGAAAAATCCATCAATGTAGGAAGAATTGTTAGGATCTTCCAACTTAGGATGCACTTTCTTGGTCTTATCAATAGATGGCAAATTAAATAAATTCGGATCTGTGTGATTATATTTACCAACTAGATACTTAAATGGATCCAATAACGGCGCCATTTTAATAAAGACCTTTTGGGTCATTGCAAAATCTTCGTCATCCGATATGTTTTTTAGCTTGCATGTATAAATATGCTCATGTTCAAAAGACACTTCTTTATCACCTTTGTTTTTTATGTCCTTAATGTCAGAAATACTCCACATATGATTTAAATTAATAGAGTTAAAGTTGGTCGCATTTAATGAAAAAAATTTGTCATAAATTGGTATATAATTTTGCACACCGGACAAAGCAATATTAGGATTAGATTGAAATTTGTTGAAGAGATTAATATTCTTTCTCTTTTGATAGTTTACTGTAATTGCCATTAGCTAATAAAAATAAAATTATAAGTTATATTTAACTTATTATAAAGTTTTATTGTTATTTAATCTAACAAATTTATGCCTAAATGAAATGAAATGAATAAAATAAAATGATTAAGTCGCGTAAATAAAAATATTTTTTTAATATACTATAATAATAAATGAATTTAGAGCTAAAACGTTTTGACATGAAATCAATCAGTTTCAAACCCAATGAATCGAAAGGTCCTGTGGTTGTTTTAATAGGGAGACGTGATACCGGTAAATCATTTTTGGTAAGAGATTTATTATATTATCATCAAGATATTCCTATTGGCACTGTTATTTCTGGAACTGAAGAAGGAAACGGATTTTACGGAAAATTGGTGCCAAAATTGTTCATCCATAATGAATACAACACAGCTATTATCGAGAACATTTTGAAGCGACAGAGACAGGTTTTGAAGCAGATCAAAAAAGAAATGGAACAGTTTAAAAGATCCACTATCGACCCTCGAACTTTTGTGATCTTAGATGACTGCTTATATGATAACACTTGGGCGCGCGACAAGATGATGAGGCTACTTTTCATGAATGGGCGACATTGGAAGGTCATGCTAATTATTACAATGCAATACCCTCTAGGAATTCCACCAACACTAAGAACAAATATAGATTATGTGTTTATTTTAAGAGAGCCATATATAGCAAACAGAAAGCGAATTTACGAGAATTATGCAGGCATGTTCCCTACATTAGAGTCATTTTGTCAGGTAATGGATCAATGCACTGAGAATTACGAGTGCTTAGTGATTAATAACAATGCCAAATCAAATAAGCTGCAAGATCAGGTGTTCTGGTATAAGGCAGATGCACACAATGACTTTAGATTAGGATCGAAAGAGTTCTGGGAACTATCCAAACAGATAAATGATGAAGACGAAGAGGAACAATATGATCCAAATAACGTCAAGAAACGCGGTGCGGGACCCAAAATTGCAGTAAAAAAGAGTAAATGGTAGAATCAAATTGAATAATACATAATCAAATAAATTATATATTATTTTAAACTAGAATATCTATTCGTCCTTCTCCTTCTCTTTTTCCTTCATTGAAAAAGGCCCACTAACAAGCTCAGATCGCCCATAATCAGTCTTGCCTACAACAATATTATCACCATCAAATAACTCTGAACGAATATCCGCAACAGAGATGGTATCAGAACTTTCAGTTGTTAGTGCCTTCTCCTGACTAGTTGCACTGACACCGATCAAATTACCTTCTTGATCAATATCTTGCGTTAAAATGTTACCATGCTTCTCTGCATTCTTCTTATTCTCGTCAATAGCCTTCTGCTTGGTCTCCTTGACACGAGACTCAAACGCATTCTTTGCAGCGGATTCATTCTTCTGCTTTTCCTGAGCGAGCTGATTGAGTTCCTCCTCCATGTATTCAACGCGTCCAGTCTTGTAAGCCTCAGGATCCCAGGGCAACCAAGTGCCGACAGGCCCAACGAATACATCGAAACTAGGATCTACTTCTCGGATCAATTTAGCACGCAATTCGGCCTCTTCTTGTGATGCAAAATGGCCACGTGCCTTGAACCCGCGCACAGATGTTTGGAAATTATGCTTAATATTGAATTGCTTTTCAAGCTCATCCTCTTCCTTGTCCATAAAAGTCTTGTAGTCATCTTCAATAGAAGATGAAATAATATTATCACGCTCTTCCTTGACAAATCCCTCGTAGTCCTTCATGACATCCTCAAATGACAACTTGTATTTGTAAGACATAAAATTAATAAATTGATGAAACTTTTCCATGGATTTAGAAAATTCCCATCTCTTTAGGAATTCTTCGAAAAAGAACATTTCCTTTTGCTTTAGGATTCTTTCGGGAGTGATAAAAGAAAAACATCCAAAGGTTTGCCCGGCAATTGGCTTATCCACTTCCAACAAATCAACATATTTAGGATTAGGCGATCCATCTTTAGCTAATTTACGATCAAATGCCAACTTTTTGGCAATATTAGATTTTGATTTTCCACTCATTATATATTAATTATTATGTTCGTTTTAAGTATTAATTTATTAAATTATTTAATTTAATTATTAATTATTAATTATTAATTATTAATTATTAATTAATATTTATCTTTTTTATTTTCTTTTTATTTTATATATAGGATGTTTAACACGAACGAACTAATTAAGCGCGTGATCAAGTATATTGTTGAAGGTTTGATGATAGCAATTGCGGCATATGCTATCCCAAAAAAATCTTTAAATATGGAAGAAATTGCATGCCTTGCTTTAACTGCTGCGGCCACTTTTGCAATTTTGGATACATA